TTTTCGACGAGGACGTCTAAAAAATCACCGTAATTCACCTCCAATACAGCGTACGACAGCTTGAAGAGATGAGGGAGTCCGTAGTTCGAGAAGTGATCATCAAATGCGATTCTCTTCCCCTCGTGAATGACGGAGTTCATCAAGTCTTTCAGGAGGGTTTCGAGTTCCTGCTCAGGCATGTTATCGAAGAGCTTTCGTAACGCTTTAGAAACGAACTCGGGGTTAATCTCCTGCTCAAGCAGGTCTCCTTCTCCTGACATTGCGAGCGCAAGAGGTTCGCCGAGATACCGACCGAGACGATGAAGGATCTTCAGCGCCTTAGTCGGCATCATCGGATTAATCGTGTAGAGCTGTCCGTCAATTTCCTTTTCGACTGCTGTGCGAGCCATTACTTAATCTCCTTATTGGTTTTTTTTAGTTCCCACCGGCGAAATGCTGCAAGTTCCCCGTCCGAAGAACCCATTCCCTGGTTCCAGACTCTCGACCGTATGCGGCGTCAGGCTTCTTCTGAACCCACATGGCATCGGCGAAGTAAATAGCCCGACCAGAGTTGTCTTTTACGGAGACTGGGAATAATCCTCCGTTTGAAAGTTCGTCTAATTCGGCCTTGGCCGCGAGGACGTCGTTTGAATCGCTCGTTTGTTGTAGGACGAGCGTAATCGTCCCGGCGAAGTTATTCGACTTAGAACGAGTTGGCTCTCCGTCGGCTCCGACCGAAAGAGAATACGCGTCCTCGTCCCTCGCGACCGTAACGAACTCACCGTCGGCGTAACCGCTAACGACGTGACCCCCGATCGAAATAGATACCTGATCTGCATCATAATTCTTCAACATCTTTATTTCCCTCCTGAATCAATACGTTAAACCGTTACCACTCCAGCAATCGTCGTCTTGTGGATCGCTCCGGCAAGAACACCCTCGAACTTCACTCCCGTCAGAGTTCGGGCTGCTTTATCGGCAGCGAGAACATTCGCAACGAGAGGAACCGTCGTAAAGGGAGCAGGATTATTCGAGAGAACGCCGTTTCCGACACCCAGTTCAAGCATTTCCTTGATCAAAGCCTCGATCGCTGCGATTCCACCGTCCGTGAATGGAATCTTCTCCTGATTGACCAGTTCGGCGAAGACGTTCTCCTTGATTCGGGATTCGAGCCAGTCGATCCCGCGAATGACGTCAATGTACTCTCCCGAGGCCATAACTCCCTCTTCCGTAATATTGACTCCGCCTACAGTCGTGTAAGTGTTGACGTTCGAAGCGAGCGCTGCGGTCTTTTCGGCGCTGGAAAGACTCGTCGAAGCAATTCCGGTCAAGGTCTTGAACTTCCAAGTCGAACTTCCAGGGTCAAGCGGGAGCTGACGCCCGAGCAATGCTGCTTCCGGGAACGTGGCCGGATCTGTATGATAAATCAGTCCAGTCCGGTCATAAGCTGCGTCCTTCAACGTAAAGCCAATGTCCGTATCATCCGTTCCATCTAGGATTCCCGCCGTCGAAGACGAGGAGAGGTAAATCTTCTTTAAGGTTTCGATGATTACGGCGGCTTCTTCTACATCAGCGTCAGCGTGCTCGACGTAAATCAAAGCGTACCAGTCGTCGTCCTCGTCTCGGACGGCCGTCATGGTTGCTGCTAGATCGGCGTCCCCTACGTCAACCTTACCGGTCTTGAATTTCTCTGGCTTATTTGACTGACTCATTAGCTTCGTCGCGGCGATGTACTCCGGATCGGCAGAATCGTAACCATCCGTCAGCATGTCGGCTGGGTCCGTGTACTCCTTTACCCGTCCGCCGAATGGCGCGTTCGGTCCCAGAATCAGCGCTACGCCGAATCCTGCCCGACTTACCTGTGTGGTTTGTCTTGAAATGCTTACATTTACAATGTTGGAGACGCTCATCTTATCCCTCCGTCATCCCGGTTTAGTTAATTGTCGTAGTGAACGTATGATCGTCCACTTCCCCTTCGAGCTCAACGTGTTCTATGATTCCAGCCTCATCTTCAATCGAAGACGCGTAGGATAGAATCACGTCCATGCTGGCCCGCTCCTCAAAACCTCCCTCGATCTCGGCCGATGCCGAAACGATGGGCTCCTCAGACACTACTGCTAACCCCGCGACCCTGAGCAATGCCTTAGCCGTTACGGTTCCGAGAGAGTCCTGAACCCTTTCGATCAGGTTCAGATCGTTTCCCCCGTAAGCCGTAACGCTTATGGTTACTTGCTTCATGGCGTTGACGGTGAACTTGTCTCCCGTTTTATGCCTGAGTTCCGCTTGTCCACCTAGTTTGACAGGACCGGAGACAATGTTCAATGAAATATAAGGAGGCTGCGGACGATATTCGTTCTGCTTCTCCCAGATAATGTTTTCGTCGTCGAGTACGTCGCCTAAAGCCTGGTGAACCCAGTCCCAAACCGCATCCTCTTTTTCGGATGATAGTCTAAACGCGCTCGGCATTCTTCTTCACCATTCTCGCCTTGTAATAACTGAACGAATAAGACACCCAGTGCTCGACCGTCTCAACCTCGAACTGCTCCGAATTCCTCACGACGTGATCCTTTACCTTTACTTCGGACTTCGTGAAGAACCAGTAATTCTCCCTCGTCCTCTCACCCTCGGTCAGCCTGAGAAGGTCGTTACCGGTCAAGGGCTGAACCGATCCGATGACCGTGAAAGAGCTTCCCAAGCCCTTATCGGATGCCTTCCCTTTATAGAAAGTTGGCGTTCCTTTTCTTTTTACTGTGACGGATTCGCCCTTTTCCATGATCCTTAAGTGAATCATTCCTTATTCCTCCCTCGGAGGTTGATTCTATAAGTCAGGCTCCTATAAAGAAGAGTCGTCACGATAAGCGGGATGTTTCGAACCGCTCCGCCTCTGGCCTTCGCTTTTTGTACCGATGGTTTGTTTGGCTTTGCCCAAGAGGGAGAGGTCTGGATTCTTTCCTGCATTGCGGTATAAATTCTGAATGCGCTCTTATCGAGGGCGTGTTCAACGCTGATCTCCCCGATCATGGCCTTGGCGTGAAGGCGATTGATCTCGGCTCTGAACTTCTTTCGGTTCTCGTCCATGGTAGATCTCATGAACGGACGTGCTGGAGCTTTCCTTGTTCCGAATTCGTTCCAGAACGCGACCTCGGCTGTCGTAGCCTTAGAACGCTTCCCGGTAATGCCGACGTGCTGCTTTGTCCCTTCTTTTTGATGAACTCCTACCGTTACGTAAGAGTTATCAATCAGGTCCAGGTTCTTGAGCGCCTGCCTGAACTTACGGTCATCGTCCTCTGTGGTGACGTGAGGGTTCTTTGCCATGATCTATGACAGTCTATCAGTCGGTCGTATCAATCTCAACGCCGTCGTGCTTGTGAGTGTTTTTCTCGAACTTAGGCTGAACGAGATCGGTATCGTCTCGATCGGTCTTCTTCTCTGCTTTCGAGAGTCCTCCGGCATAAGGAGAAGCCGATAATGAAAGGCTCCTTCTTAATTTCCTGATCAAGACCTCGATCTGAGTGGTTCTGCTGGAGTGCTTTATATCGACTTGACCTGCCTTCTCGTCGACGAAGCGGGAATACTTTGCGAGCATCGATTCCGCTAGGGCGAGGGCGGCCTTAACGACCGACCCCTCCTGCGAAATTACGGCCGCGATCTCCTCGTCAGAGAACTCGAAAAGGCTCTCGTCCGTATCACCGATGCGGAACCTTACCTTGTCCTTATCCGACGAAAGATCGTGGTCGTAAGAAAAACTCATCAGTCAACCTTTTCGGAAGGCCCCGTGTCTGTAATTGTTTCGGATGGTTCCGGATTTTTCACGGAAGCCTTCTTTTTTAGAGGACTTGGCTTGCTGGCCTTAGCGGCTGGCTTCGTGACGGGTTCCTTTACTGGCTCTTTCGGGAGTTCCGACACTCTCTCGATCCATCCCATTCTCAGGTGAGCTGAGAGAACCGATTCTCGCCACTGAGCGGCTTCTGGGACCGGCTGCCCTGGCAACCGGTCCCGTCCGTCGTTCATTTTTAGTTTGCGTCTTGCAATATACATCATGATTCAAATCCCTTTTTGGTTTTCAATTAGGTCAGGACAGTCTTAAACAAGGCTCCGAGGTCCGGGGCCACGAGTTTCATGTCCTGAGCGAGTTCACCCTCGATCCGATCCGAAGACAGCGATTCCATTCGGAAGGACTTGATCCGTTGACCGTTACCGGCCGAACCGAAAAGACCTTTCCATCCGAAGATGTACCCGCCGGAAGGCATGTACTTGCTCGGAGCAGGAGCAGCGTAAGTCAGGAGCGCGAGTTCGCTTCCAGCCAGACGCGTATAGGTTGCCGCAACACCTTCGGCCGCGCTGTTATGAGAAGCGCGAGCTACGAGGTACTTTTCCACTCCGAAAAGCATCGCAAGAAGCTCTTCGGTCACGACACCGCGCTGAGTGTGCTTGATCCGGTCAAGGATTGAAGCGTTACTCTTAAGAGCCACGTGGACGTCTGAGGAGACGATCAATCGGTTCGGACGTCGGCCCGTGAAGGTCGAGATGTTCTCGATCTCAGCGTCAACGTCGTTGACAGGGTCAGATCCAGAAGCGTCCCACTTCGTTCCAGGAACGATATCAGCTCCGGTCGTTGAACCAGTCCAAACCGCGAGCTTCATGTAAGCGTCCATGAACCGTTTTTCGCGTCTCAAGAGCAACTGCTCAGAGACGTAATTCGTTGCGTCACGATCCATATCGAGAGCTTCGTCTTCGTTCGCACGGTCCTGATCGTCGATATCCTTATGAATGGCGTCGACTTTACAGTTGTAGTTGTCGGTTTCAAGCTTATAGCTTCCACCGGCAGACTCGGTTCCTCGTGCTCGCTCTTGAGCCTCGATCCGCATCCAGTCAGCCTTCGTGTACTTATAATACAGGTCAGATTGCTTCTGAACGGGAACGACCGGGAAAACCTTATCCGCGACGAATTGCCCTTGCTCTTGCGTATACGCCACTGACAGGTTCGTCAGCGGGCGATTTACGTGAATGTCACCTTTTGTTGGGTTACTCATTTTCTTAAATCCTCCTCAATTAATCAGTTTATGCTGCAGTCGTTGGAACGAGTCCCATTGACAAGAACAATACGCTGAAGACTTCTCCGTCAGCAGCATCACTCAAAGCGATCGCTCCGACGTGAGATCCGATTACCGGATCATCAGCCGCTCCACCGTCAGACGTGTCAACCGTTCCGACTACTGCGGTTTTGGCTTTACCGTCCGCATCCGAAGCGATCTTGTCCCCAGCCGTAATCGCCCCGCCTGCTACGACTTTACCGACTCCGAGAACTACGACCTGAGCCACTTCGCCCGATTCTGGTTTGTTACAGAGCGACCCAATGAAAGACTCGCCATCTCCGCAGAGTGCGACCTTTCCGTCTGTGTCGATCTTGGTTAAAAAGTACTGCTTCGCGCTCAGATCGGCAGCCGCGAGCTGTGTTCCTAGTGAAAATCCTGGGATTTCAAATGACATTTCCTGTTTCCTCCTGATTACTTAGACGACCTTAGCCGACGTAAGCTTGGTAAAGTTTCCGACCTTCGTCAGTGCTCAAGACCTGATCAAAAGCCTTCTGGAAATTGATCTTGCCCGCGCTTTTTTCCGAAATATCCTGAGCCATCTTTTCGAGACGGTCATAGGCTGCGTTCTTGGATTCCGGATCTTTCCCCTCGGAAGCGGACGAACCGGCCTCCTTCATGACTCCGCCTTTTTTGACGAGTTCATTAGCAGACTTAAGAAGCTCCTCGATCTTCGCGAAAGCCTCAGGAGCCTTATCGTGAAGCTCCTTCATGACCTTTCCGAGGTCTTCTGGTTGAGTCGGGAGGTTCGAAAGCTCCTTCGCCTTCGCGACGAACTCCTGCTCCTTTTCCTTCTCAATGCGTTCGGAGAGTTGAGTCTGAAGCTGCTCGTTTTGCTTCCGGATGACCTCGTTCTCTTCGCGCATCTTCTTGACGATCGTTTCGAATTTTTCTTCGTTCTCAGCGGTTTTCGCTGTCTCTTCCTTCTTATTTTCAGTCGTGTCTTTGCTCACGGCTTCCTCCTGGTTTTCGGTTTTGTCGTCAGATTCGGACTTCTTGCCGAGAGCCTGACGAATCTTCTCTGGGATTTTGTCCTCATTCTTTAGAATGAAGGTGAAAACTTCCTCGGCCGTCACTCCGTCCTTTCCTCCGAGTTCTCCCTTGGAGACTGCTTCTTTCAAGGCTTGGGACATTTCTTTTGATACGTTTTTCTTGACGGCTTCTAATAAAGCGAGCGGAAGAGCTGCTTTTCCGTCCTTATCCTTGACGGCTAGTAGCTTCTTTCGGTTCGCCCCTTCCTTTACGAAGGAGACTTCATACACATCGAGATCAAAAAGTTCAGTTAAAGGCATAGTCGTCTCCCCTTGCTTTACAAGACTAAATGTACTTTCCGTTGTGTTCAACTCAAATCTTTCGCCTTCGTCCGAAACCACCCATCGATAAAGCGGCGAGTTCTCCCTTTTCGATCCGGTCGAGGAGTTCGTCGTCGTCAACTTTAATGACAATGATCCAAGTTCCGGCCTTCACGACTTCTTCTTCAAGCGTGAACTCAACCGGCGCAATGTAGCTCTCAACCGGATGGGCTCCGGCTATCGTTTCGTGTGAGTCGCCTATTACTCTCCCGTTCTTCAGGTAGAAGTGAGCTGACTTCTCGATCTCAGAAGCCTTGTAGACGTCGTCGTGAGTGTCTGGCTCGCCGGTGACTTGTCCCTCCTCGTCCATTAAAGGTTCGAGAACGACTCCGTATACGAGGCGCTTCTTCATGTCCGTTTTGACGATCTTTGCTTGAACGGTTCGCTCTTCTTCTTGATTCTTCTTCTCCACGGTGAGTCCGATAGACTTCGCCATTTCCACGATCTGCTCCGCGAGCGTCGTTCCGCCGATCAGGTCCGAGATCGAATCAGCACTCAGTAGCGGAGGATTGTCCTTCTGAGCCGTTGGGAAGAATCGGTAAAACTCTCCCGGAGTAAGGGAAATGAGCTTCACGCCGTTCGGGAGCGTGATCGTATGCCGGTGAGGCCCGTCCAGTCCGGTCGTCTCAAGCATGTTCCTATGGTAGTGGTACCCTCCTAAATCGGTCTTCAGGACGGTTCCGTCGGTGAGCTTGATCTCGTGGGAATGCTCCGACCCCCATTCACAGTCATCGGCATCCGTTCCCCAAAGATAATGCTCGTGACTCCCGTCGTCCTCCGTCATCAGCATGATCGATCCCTCGTCGGTCGGGATAATAAAGACGTGACGATGTGACCCGTCCTCCTTCGTCTTCTCCTCCTCCCTCACGAGCGTGTGAGCGTGAAATCCTCCGTCCGAGTAACCGGACAGGAATCCCTTTTGAACTTCTTCTTTTTTCCCTTTTTCCTTCGACATATCTTCCTCCTAAGTAAAAATAAGACGCATAGCGCAACGACAATTTGGGTGGATCGGTGGGAATTGCTCAGGCATTAATCCATTCGCAGCAGATCCGATCTTCTCCGCTGAAGGCGGTTCGAAATCGCTCTCGAACGGCACTTCCTGACCTTCCATTTCGGAACAAATAGGGCAAAGCCGGTCATCAGGGGTTACGACCCACACCCTCTTTGCCGTTCCCCGGTGAAATAACCCCTCATCGGCGGCCTGATTCCAGACCTCCATCTGACCTAAGTTCACCGCCCTGATCGACTCCGTTCGAGCAATCCGCTCCATTCGGTAGTTCAGGAGTCTTCTTTGATAATCGTTGACGAGCTTTTCCGTTGTCTTCGTCCGAAGGGCTGCTTGAATGTTCCCGCCGTTCGGAGCGATCGTCCGCCTTTGAAACTCTGTAAAGCCGCCAGTCCGTCCCTCACGGAGCGCTTCTTCGAAGTTCGAGAGTGCGACCTGCTGCCTTTCGGTCAGTCCCATGCTCCGGGGAATCCTTCTCGCTATCTCGTTCGGAGTGAGCCCTACGTCCATGCTTCTACTGACGAGCGACTGAACCGACTCCCTCGCTGATACGGTTACGTTCTCGATTAAGGCGCCAGTGTGTTCCTTGATCTTCTCCGCAAACCTCGGATTCGTTGAGTCGAATAAGAACCTCGGATCTGATATGACCGGTATCAGGCGTTCGATCAAGTTCTTGAAGAACGGAGTCGATGCCTCAGCAGCATTGACCGCTCCGGTCCGGTAAAGCTCTTCTACGTTCGAGAACGCCTCCTCGGGGAATTCGTCCCAAGGAATTAAAGAAATCGCTCCTTCGGTGTCCCCGAGCGCTAGGGCTTCCGATACGGCCCTTAAGTCGATCTTCCTCCCAAAGGAATGAACCCCGTTAACGAGGTCCGCTCTAATAACCGGCTCGATCGAGTCCGCTACTTCGTGAAGGATCTCGTATTCCTCAGACTTAGGCCTTCCGGACGCCTTCTTGATCCTGCTTCGGCAGAACTTAGGTTTTTTTTCGCTGTGGGAATTATTGACCCTGAACATTTTATAGTTCGTCCGATTCCTTCGTAGGAAGTCCGGCCTGACGTCTGAGATGATTCTCCAGGTTTTCGTCAGGGAATAACGGAACCCCAGATCCGGAAAGCGCCGAGATGAACCCGCCCAACTCTTTTAAGTCGACCGTTTCAATATCTCCGTGTTTCAGGTAAGGGAGTTTTTCTGCCCTCATTCCGTTGATCGAAAGCAATCTAGGAATGGCTACCGTATTGAAAACGTCCGCGATAGCGTCCATGTACGCTCCAATGGCGGTCGAGAAAAGATTCGTCTTTGAGCTCGCCAGGGCGAACGACCCGACCTGCTCGTGTCCCAATAGAATGAAGTCAGCCAGGACCGACATGGCGATATCTTGACGATAACGGTTGATAATATCGTTCGTATTGAACGACCTTCGCCCTCCGGTTGACATGAGCTGGAAGTCGAAAAGCTTATGCCCGGCCTCGTCATAGACGAGCGGCATTAAAATGCCTTCCTTCTCGTCCCTCTTGACTCCGGTAATCATCTTCATGAAGGCGTTCTTCGTCGCGAGGTTATCTCCATCGGTCGCGGATAGGATCTCGGGAGGAACCCAGCCGACCGGAAGACCGGCAAGATCGCGCTCAAGACCGATTCCCTCGATGTTCTCAATGTTCTTCTTAAAATACCAAGGCCTGTATGCGTTTCGTAAAATCGAACGACCTTCCGGATTATTTTTCTTCTTCGTCGTCCTGAAGAGGAGCGCCTTCGCCATAGGAACGCGCCTTAAGTCATAAAGCGGAGCGGATCGCTGAATCATCGCCGTGACGTTTCCGCCCGCCTCGAACTCCCAGTCGTCAAGCGTCTCCTGCGCCCTGATCGGGAGCTTCTTCCATCCGATGCGTCCGTCCGTCTGCTTCGAGCGCATGAGGGGATCGAGGGTGTCGCCTCGCCTGAACTTATAAACCTCCTCGTGAACGCTCCATCCGAACGTCAGCATGGAAGCGATCTCGGCAATCACGTCACGGATAGAATCGTCCATGTCGTCGAAACAAGACTGAACGAACTCTTTTAGTTGCTGGTCCGCGTTATCTTGGCTTGCTCCTTCGACGGTCCATTCGGCCTGACGCATAAGAAGCTCGATGGCTAGGAGGACCGCGCCGACGGTCGGATCGTTATCGGACATCTCTCTGTACTGCTTTACGGCCCTTGGACCCTTGAGCTGCTTCAGGAATTCTTCATAAACCTGACCGCCCATGTAATTCAGACCGCTTACGCCGATCTCTGAGAACCTTTGATTCCTAGTCAATTTTTCGTCTGCCACGTGACCCCCGTTTTCGGATTCAATCCCATTCTAAATGAGAACCGCCCGCGTTGCTAGGCTGGAATAGGAACATCGCCGGGACCGAGCTGCCTTCTCTTCGTTTCTATCGCCTTGACTACGAAGGCGAGAACTTGCTGTTCGCTAAGTGAAGCGGTATCTACTTTCACGTCAAACGAGTTTTCTGAATCGTCAAGGTCAACTTCTGATGGGTGCTTCTCGTTCTCGCGCCAGCTATCCGCCCTCTTCTTTCGCGTATCTCGGTCAGCGTGAAGCCTTACCGAAAGGACTTGCTCCCCGAAAGACCTTTTCATTCCAAATAGTTCGTTCTTGAATCGGCAATCTTCGACGACAGTAAGATCCTGCTCAAACACTCCGAGAAATCTCTCTTGCTTTATAAAATTAATCAAGCAATCAACCCAGACGTTATCTCCGAATTCTTTCCGTCCCCAGTCCGTCCCTAGATACTGAAGCAACCCTCCGTACTTCTCTTTAGGTTCGAAGCCGTAGGACTCCATTACGGTTCGGCAAGCGTTATGAAGCTCGTATACCGGCTTTGCGAATTTAACCTCTGTCACGCCCCAATTCTTACCCCTGAAGTGCCTCGTTACGCCCCTGGCAAGCGTCGACTTCCCAGCTCCCTGCTTCCCGCTAATGAGGAGAATGATCACAGAAGCCCGGCCTTTCTGAGCTCTACGATATCGGCAGCAGAAAAACCTGCGTAACGAAGCGCCTGGAGGTCTGATACTGAAACGCCTTTGGTCCTCTCGATTTTCTCCTCAGCAAAGTCGAGATTCCTCTCGTCGATTGAAAAGAACGCTCCTGATTCGTTCACGACCGTAAGGCAGAACCCTTCCAGGCAGTCCGAGAAGTAGCCAGTTGCATGAACTATCTGACCCTTCTTCAGGTTGCTCCCGTCCGGGTAATCGCAATTGACTTCGAGCCTTTGAAGCGGATTAACTGAAAAACATTTCCCATTGTAAAGTGACATCCTTGTTCTCCTCTCCCTATGTAATCTTCCATGTACTACTTTTACCGAGATCTTCAAGCTTGATCTTTCCGAGTCGCTTCAGCTTCTCCCTGAGGCGCATAATCGCTTGAGAGGCTGCGTCGATCTCGTCCTTGTACTCTCCGTTCGGGAACTTAATGAACCGCTCGATCATTTCGTCCACCTCGGGATAGACGTCATTCGGCGGGAAGAAGACAACCCCTCGCTCGAACTCTGGAGTAACCGCCTCTGCCCTCATGGTCTTTGATCCCTTGGGATTAACTGGCCTGATATTCGTGAACTTCTCCTTAAGCACGTCGATCGACGCTGAGGCGTTCGCGGCCTTCTCGATCAGCTTCTCGTTGATGTCCGGCCGCCACTCGTCGATCTCCTCCATCGCCTTTATCTGCTTCGTAAACGGCATCATGCGCCTGATCTGACCTAGCATGTACATTTTACCGGACTTCCCGCCCCATAATTGACCGACGTTGTACGCTCCTGACTTCTTATCGTCGAACGTAAGATCCCACGAATCCAAGATCCAATCGAACTCGTCAGGCAACTCCTCGTGCGTCCACTTCTTCATCCACGCCCTTTGAAACGTGTCCCCGTCGGCAGGAGATGGTCGTTGTTGATACTGCCCTGCGTATCCGCGAGATCCTAAGTCTTCCTTTCTCTCGGCTAGGTAATCCTCATCGAATCGACCCTTCCAAAGGACTTCCCCCTCCTTGGTTCTTGGGTCTTCCCATCCGATCGAGGTAAAGCATTTCCTGGCGGACTCGAACTCGGCCGGAAGGCAGAGGTGCTCCCACCTGCTCTTAGAGAGGACGTGACCGGCTAGATCCTTTTCGTGAAGTCGCTGCATGACGATGACGTTTACTGCATCAGCCTGATCTCCCCGCGTAGACATGGACTCGTCCCACCATTCAAGGACGTCCGTCCGTCTTGCTTCTGAGTGAACGTCTGTTGCCTTATGCCCGTCATCCACTACAATTCTTGAGCCCCCTTCTCCGGTAATCGCCCCTCCAACGGATGTTGATATCCGGTAACCAGTCTTATCGTTCTCGAACCTGATCTTCTCGTTCTGATCTGAGGTCAGACGGTATTTATTACCGAAGTTCTGCTGATACCAGGGCGATTGGATCACGCGCCTCGTCTTTACAGAGTCGCGTGTTGAGAGACTCTGAGCGTAGGACGCAAAGATCCATCTAGTATGAGGCGCTCTGATCCACTCCCACGCCTGCCAAAGCACAGAGATCAGCGAACTCTTCATGAATCGAGGTGGAATATTGATTACGAGGTTCCTAAGTTGTCCTTCAGATACAGCCTGAAGGTGCTCACAAATCGCGTCGATGTGCCAATTATCCCTAAATACAGTCTTTGGCTCGATCACTGGCCAAGCCTGAACCGCGAACTCCTTCATGGACCTTTCAGCCAGTTCGGCGTTCAACTCTTGTTCAGTAAATCCGAGAGCGAGGGACATAAGGTTAACGTTTTTCCTCCGCCGCCGCTTTAATCCGAGTCTCCCCTATTTCGAAATACTCTTTTTCTTTTTCGATTCCGATGAACTTGAATCCTAATTTCAAAGCTGCAACTCCCGTTGAGCCTGAACCCATGAATGGATCTAAAATTATACCTGCCCGAGCGACTAGAGTGCTTCCACAGTCCGAACACGTCCGGATACTTTGATCATGCCTTGACAGTGCGGACATGTGATCGGCTTGCGTGGAACATACATTGCACTCAAACACCACGGGAGGAGTGACAAGCTTGATGAGGTATTCCATTAGCTTTGTCGATTTGACAGTTGGGTGAAAATTCTTCTCAACAACGGGCGCATTTGGATCTTTACCTTGACCTATCCCGGCTCCGTATCTATGAACTTCCAGCCCTTCCAGCCCCGCATTCCGATCACTTTTCGAAGCTTTCGCGCAATAAAAAAATCTGGAAGCGCCACCAGTATCATTGAATTGGTCCCCGTCCACCCGGTTGTCTGCGCCAAGGTTAAACATTGCGTTCTTAAATGTTCTGTTAACAATCTTTCCCCCTCTTGGTTTTCCTGCGCGTGTATCTTTCGTCTGCTCATCAAGTAATTTCACTGGGCAATCATCGGAGCACTGACTTGCAGTTGATCCGTCAGGGAAAACATGCGAGCTTGGCTCGCAGTCTTCTGAATGGGAGAGAATGAAGTTACTCGGAAACCTTCCCGATGGTTGTTTATACTTTTCATTCTCAATAGCCCCTAAATCGCCACCATCAAGTAAGCCCCCACCAAATCCGCCCGTAATTTTTCCACCCGGTTTTGCTGATTTTTTATCGCGCTCGGAGGAGAAACCAACCCTACTCTCATCAATATTAATAGCGCCGGTTCCATATTTCAGGACGTTCTTTGCAACGGTTTTTTCTGAAATGGGTTTTCTGATTAAAATCCAATGCTCACTTGCAGGTTTAAGCGCAGTCCCAAAGCCTTGCCATTTTTTTGCGTCTTCGGTTGCGGGAACAGTAATTGGGGCTTCGTAAGTTAAATTTGAAGAACCGTAATCCCAATTTGAGCTGTCGGTATTAGTCGATTTATTCTTGTAAGATGGGGTCTTTCGTTTAGTAGCAACTATTACCCGCTCAGCCCCCGCCATCTTATCAATCGCCTTACTGATATCCATGCTTTTCGGAAAACCTGAACCAAAGACGTGAGTGATCACATCGCGAATCTCAAACCCCGCATTCTCAAGTGCAGTTGCAGTCCAGTGACTCGTTCTAGGGATTGCCCAGACTAATCCATGTGCTCCTGGTTTCATGACGCGGTAACACTCGCGCATGATCTCACAAAGCCATTCAACCCAGCCGTCGCGTCCGCCTTTCGATCCGTCCCAGGCTTTTGACATGAAACTAATTCCTGCTGGCGGATCTGTTACAATGCTGTCAATCGAGTTCGCGGGCAGTTCTCTAAGTTGATCTAAACAGTCGCCATCAATCAGCCGATAAAGTTCACTCATCATTATTCTTCGCCTTCGTCATGATCTTCTTCAGGGCGAATAGCTCGTCCGTCGAAAGCTTCGAGAGGTCTATTCCTCCGCTCGTCTCAATCGGCCCGCCGTCCCTTCCTGAGATCTCGTACTCGTTCTTATCTTTCCAGTCGAAGCCCTCGCCCTGATTCTTGAGCGTGAAGATCCAAGCACTCTGTGCGAACGTCGCCGCCTCGTAGGTCCTATTCATCAACGGCTTCCCGTCTCGGTCGTAAACTATTCGTCCATGCTCGTCCTTAACGACCTCTTCCTTAGCGATCCTTCGGAGGTTTCCGGTCATTCCCGCTCGCCCTATGTCCTCAAGATACT